AGCATGAGCGAAGAAAAAACAAAGAAATGCAAGTATTGTAAAACAGAGATTCCGGCAGATGCTAAGGTCTGCCCGCAGTGCCGAAAGAAATTAAAAGGCGGAAAACTCAAATGGGTTGTACTGATAATCCTTGTCGGAGCTATCATCGGAGCTGTAGCTGGCGAAAGTGATTCAGAATCAGATAAAAGCGCAGCAACCGCTACTTCTTCAGAAAAGAAAGAAACTGCTGCTAAATCAAAAGAAGAAGCTGCGCCGATCGAGTATACTGCTGTTTCCGTTAATGATATGATGTCCGATCTTGATAGCAACGCCATGGGTGCATCTGATAAATACAAAGGTAAATATCTTGAGATCACCGGAAAACTTACTAATATTGATGCTTCTGGTGAATACATAAATCTTACGGCAGATGGCGATTTTGAAATCATTGGCGTACAGTGCAATATCAAAAATGACGAGCAAAAATCAAAGGTAGCATCTCTTACCAAAGGCGATACCGTTACATTAAAAGGAAAATGTACAGATGTCGGAGAAGTGCTGGGATATTCTCTTGATATTGACGAGATAGAGTAAATAACATGGCTCCTGCTTAATGGCAGGGGCTGTTTTTATACAAGGAGGAAAATCATGGCAAAAAGAAAGAAATACCCGAAATTGCCGAATAGTTTCGGGTCTATCCGCTATCTCGGCAAGGGTCGAAGAAACTGCTATGCAGTGCACCCACCGGCAACGATTGACGCAACAGGAAAAGCGATCCGTCCGCCTGCGATCTGCTACGTTGACGACTATCTGAAAGGGTTCGCCGTTCTGACAGCATACAAAGCCGGAACGTACAAGCCAGGTATGGAAAAGGAACTTGAGATTGCCCCTACAACGGACGCAGACGCCCTTATAAGCCGTATTTTGTCGGACTACAATACATTTAAGGGCACAGAAGAAAAACACCCGGAAACGCACAAATTGACGTTCTCAGAGGTATATGAACAATTCTACGCATGGAAATTTCCAGACGGAACAAAAGCGTCTTATAGCTCGATGGAATCATACAAAACAGCTTACTCAAACTGTAAAACATTGCGCAATCGCACATTTGAAGATTTAAAAGCCCCCGACTTGCAAGACGTAATAGATAAATGTGCTCTTAAAAAGCAGAGTAAAGCAATTATATTAACCCTCTTTAAGCAGATGTATAAGTATGCCATTTATTCAGAAATCGTGTCGGAAAACAAGGCTTTGTATGTAAAAGTTAACGCAAATGATGATACAGAGCACGGCACGCCTTTTTCAGATGAGGAATTGCAAATCCTTTGGAATAACACCGATGATCCAGAAGTACAGCTCATTTTGATCATGTGCTACTCCGGCTGGCGAATTGGAGAAGTGCTGAAGCTTACGACAAATCTTGAAGAGAGATATTTCCAGGGCGGCATCAAGACCGCAGCCGGAAAAGACAGGATCGTTCCGATTCATCCGGCCATATATGAGTTTGTGAAGAATAAGGTTCTGACGCAAAACGGCAGGCTCTGCATCTATTCTCAGACGCAACACCGAAACGCCCTGTTCTACCCTACACTGGAACGATTGGGGATAGTCGGCGATCCGAAGCACACGCCGCATGATTGTCGACACACCTTTTCCGCCCTGTGCGAAAAATATGGCGTCCGGGAGAACGACCGGAAGAGGATGTTGGGACATTCGTTTGGAAACGATGTCACGAACGCTGTGTACGGTCACAGAACCCTGGAAGAACTCCGGGCAGAGATTGAAAAAATAAAAGTTCCATTTGTGACTAACTGTGACTAACCGTTCCTATTTTCATCTTTTTTAAACTGTCTTAATTACTCTAACAAAAGTCTGTAAAGTCTTGATTTTACTGGCTTTTCCGCATTTTACAAGGGATTTCGCAAAGACATTTTCTTTAATCTAATTTTAATGAAAATCTTCAAGAATCCTTTGTTTATGCGGGTTTTGAGACTTTATTTGTGACTAATTTGTGACTAACCGTGTAAATCTATATCTGTTCATAACATCGTAATTTGACGTAAAAAAAAGAGAGTCGGGTTTTTATGCCCAACTCTTTTTTTTGACTGTCCGCTCGTGCCGCTGCTAACAGCCCCCGAATTGGGACATACAGCTCTTCCGTTCATGCACGGCAGAATCAATCTGCACTCTTCACTGTGCGTAGCCACACAGGAAACTTTACATCATAAGTTCAACCCCTGTGCGACTGTTAACAATATAACTTATTCTGAAGAAAAAATCAATCAGAACATAAATTTGGTTAAAAGAAAAAAAGCCCCGAGGATTAACTCCAAGGGGCTTAATTTGTCATTTAGTATTTGCCTTCATGTGCTCAATCACTTTCTTCCAGGTATCAATGCCGCAAGTTCCATTCGCCTTTACACCAACATTTTTCTGAAAAACCTTGAGGGAATTACATGTGTCGTTCCCAAACTGTCCGTCAACTTCCACACCCAGCATTGCCTGAAGCATTGCTACGGCTGTACCGGAACTGCCCTTTCTCAGAATCGGAAGTCTTGTCTGGAAGGTACCGGTGAGCGTGGTTGAAGGCGTACTTACTTTTGCGCCGGTGGTAACAGCAATAGCCACGTGGTGGTTATCATTCAGGAGGATATCTCCTGCTTTTAGATAGTCACCAGATATCAGATACTTACTATCTGTCAGCACTTTCGCACCGGCAGCCTTCATTGCGGCTCTCATGTTTCGTGTCGTCAGATAGATGCTGACTGCTTTGAGTTTTGCGTTATTTAATCGATACCCAGCCCCTTTGACGATAGCTGCTGTGCTCGCACTGCAATCAGATTCACAAGCTACCGTGATCTGTGCCGGATCGTAGTTACTTGCCTTTAAGTGCTGCCAGAATGAATACCGGTCATTGCTGTTTCCGGCAGTACCCTGATCGTACCCGATGAGATTATTCTGGGCCGCTTTTGTCGCCATATCTGCGATCATGGCTGCGATTTTGGCGTCATTGAATCTCAGGACGCAGAGCCACGGTCTACTGTACCAGTTCATGATCCGATATTCTGTGCCAGTCTGGTCTCCTGCTTTCCCGCCTGCATATCTTCCGTTCTCATCATGTCCGCAGTTACTGATTTTTACCATTTTTGTTTCTCCTTTCTGCGCCGTTCCTCTATAATCCTTGTAGAACACATCCATATCAACATTTCCGCTGATACCGGATACTTTTCCTTTACTGGAATACTGCCAACCGATTCCTACTTTTGGTTTTACCCTTGTTTGCATTGTTCCATTATCGGGGTCTGGGTAATGTGCAATCCAGCACTCATACTTTTTGAGTGCATCAGTCAAAACGTTGTTGTACCAGTCCATGTTGCAGTAGATACCGACTTTATAGCCGGCTTTCTTCATCCTTGTCAGAAAGGCAACTGCAATGTTTTCGACTGCCTGTTTACCGAGTTTTCGCTGATTAGACCACTCGAGATCATAAAACATCGGAAAGTCCAGTCCTCGCCCGTTTAGTGCGGCGATCACGTCTTCCGCTTCATCAATAGCCTGTGCCGGTGTCAGAACGTAACTGTACTTATATCCACCAACAAGGATTCCGTTGCTCTTGCATCCCCTGTAGTTGTACTCGAATGAGCCGTCAACACCTGTTTTCTGATGTACTCTCAAGATTGCGAATTTAATGCCGGATTTAGCTACTTTCGCCCAGTCCGGTTTTCCTTGGTTGGATGATACGTCAATGCCTTTAATTTCCAATTTTATCAACTCCTTTCATGAAATCAGTTTGAATACTATACGTTTTTACGTCATTATCAAACGCACTTAGCACACTCCATTGGTAGCTTTTTTATGAAATTTTTACTCAGTCTTACTTGAGTTTACTCAAGGTGTTTGTAAAGTCTATACGATTCTTCCGCCTCTTCTTTATCCACATAAACAGTTTCTTCGTTTATGTCAATGTTATCGTTGATGTACACGCTCCGATTTGTTACGGTAACTTTTTCTATGACCAGTTCTTGAAGCTTCCCTTCGATTATTCTGTACACGGTTCTGCCGATGTACCAGTCCGAAAACTGTCTAAAAAACATATCATCTCGTTCTAATGACATTTTGCATCACCCCTTTTTTAATGAACTAAATGGGAAGAGGAAAATTATAAAAAAGCGTAAAAACATGTAATCATCTGGGTTTTGGTTGATTTTATTGTTACCGTCCTGTCCGAATTGCTGACAGTGATACCATCTGGAAGCGCTGATGTGGTCACGGTATAACCAATACTGATTGAACCTCCGAGATAAAAGACAACCATTGTTTTTTCGATTATGATTAATCCATGAGTGGCAGCACGTACATTTTTGATAGTAAGTGATTCGCCAAATGCTTTTTCGTACCTCAGAAAGGGGTTACTATTTAATTCATTAATCGCCCCCAGTACCGTCTTGTTGCTCGTCTGCAAGTTACTGATAACCGCATTGGTCAATTTCCCAACAATCCAGTTCCAGATTCCGCTGAACGGTGAAAGCTTATTTGATTTCGATGTTGCGTCATAAATCATCAGTGTGTCGTTGTCCGCCGGTGTTGCTTTCTGTGTGTACTCGTTAAATTTACCCATTACTGTAATCTCCTTTCTAATTCCTTTCTAATTCCTTGATACGTTTTTCTTGCTCGTCAACCTTTGCGCTAAGTTCCTGTATAGCTTTAATGGCGTAATTGAGAAGATACGGACTGTTAATCTGCTTAATGTCCATCTCGCCGTTTTCGTCATAACCGCCGCCCAGAGCCAAGTTCGGGTCGATTTCTTCCAGTTCGTCCGCCACGAAACCAATGTTCTGATGCCATCCGCCCATCCGCTCTTTCCAGTCAAACTGACGGACTTTCATGCGATTAACCGTTTCGAGGGCGTCTGTTTCGCTGTTTTCGATGTTTTCTTTTAGGCGGATATCGGAAACTTGTCCGCTTGTATATAGATAGTCTGTGCTAAAGCCAGCCCCTCCCCATTGAGCACGGATTCCTAAACGCCTGTGCACCATTGTTTCTCCGAAAGGACTACCTGTTCCCGAAAAAAAGTAAGCTACCTGTGAACCACCTGCACTTACGGACGCTACAGGTTGTCTTTTGACTTTGCCGGATGTTTTTGCCTGATTCTCTAAGTCATAGAACATAAGGGTTCCATCTGTCGAAAAATTTGCTCCAAGTTCGCATCCGTCCGTGAAAAGTGAGTTCGTGTTTATTCGGACTTTATTTTTTAAATAGCGAATGATATAACCGTCCCACGTATGGTCGGTTCCTTCCATCCAAAGTTCCAGCACTTTGTTTTGGACTTTCTGTGCGAAAAGTCCGTATTTTCCAAGCATCAGTGCATTGTAGTTGTCTGCATCTGTGTAGTCCGTATACAATCGCAATCCGGCAGTATTAAGAGATACCATCGGGTTTCCGGTGTTCTTGTTAAGTACGACATATCCGGTATATCCTAATCTCGATATCTGATTTCCGTCAGCATCGTAAATCTTCAACTGACCATTTCCGTTATTCGTGCCGCCAAGACTGATAACGCCACCTTTCATGGCATTGAATGAGATAAACAGCGTCTGGTTCCCGCTTTCATCTTTTTCGTAGTACAGCCCTTTGAACTTCCCATCGTCTGACAAGATATCGACTATCTGTTCCTGTGTCAGTGACGCCACATCAACCGCAACGGAATATGTCTGATAGTCCGCAAGCTTCGTTTTCGACTGGTCAAAATACAGTGAAACTTTGAGCATGTCATGGGCTTTGAGCGACAGGCCGTTGACATTGATGTTCAACCGGTCAAGCGCTGCAGTCTGCGATACCGTGAGTGCCGACCATGTAGCGCCGTTGTCAGTGGATTTTTCTAGTTTCCACCATCCTTTTTGTGACTGCGCAACTTCGCCGTTTCCGTCCCTGTAGAATGAATCTACAATGAGCGGTGCCGGCGTTATCTTCTTGTCTGCCCCCATTAAAAGTACATCCGCATTGCTCCGGAAGAAGTAAGTCCTTCCGGCAGTCCCCGGTTCACCCTTAATCTTTGTCCAGCTGTATTTCGTCGGGTCTGTACTATCATCCGGCGTGTAATCGGTATACTGCCCGATATACAGCTTATTGACGCTATCATCCACGGAGAAACCTGTTCTGCCATCCGCACTGTTAGCATATGCGGTATGGAAGTATGGCGTTTTTCCGTTCGTTCCCGGTGTTCCCGGCACGCCCTGGTCGCCCTCGAATTTCGCCCACGTGTACTTGCTCGGGTCGGTACTGTCAACGCCGGAAAAGTCCGTATAAGTCCCGATGTACTTGTTTGGTGTCTTGCTCATCTGTGCCGCTGTCGGGTTCTGTACCGGTGCGTACTGGATATGCAGATACGTTGTCTTTCCATCTGTTCCAACGCCCGGGATTCCCTGCGGCCCGGCGTACTGTTTCGCAAGTGAGAACTGTTTCGATACGACAAGGTTATTCAGATATGCGGCTTTGATGTTCACCCATCCGCTGTCTGCGGTCAGCCCGGTAACGGTGTACGTCTTAGTTTCCTTATTCCAGCTTCCCTGTATGTTCTGTGATGTCGTAATCGTGTACGTACAGTTGTCTGTAATATCCTGTGTGCCGTACATGACGGTCGCCGTTGTGGTGCACTCAGGGAACTCTGTATAGTTGCCGTCGCTGTCAACTGGGATACCCTGATAGTCGTTATCAAGCTGCATGGTCATGTTTCTGGCCAGAGCTGCCATGTTCTCAACATCTTCAATCTTTTCATCAAGTGGCTTACCGCCGATCGTCACGCAACTTCCGTCAAGAGTAACTGATCCGGTGTCCATGTCTGCTTCAAATATCGCATTTCCGCTCTTGTCTCTTACGACGAGTGTTCCTGCGTTAATATAATCAGCATTAATGCCCTCCGCATAGAGCAGTCTGGTTATTAATTCGCCAGTCACCGCAAAGCCGTAAGGATACGTTTTTCCACCATCAATCGACACGGCAAACGCCTCCGCCGTCAGTTTCCAGATTATGTTAGATTCTGCTATGGTCGGCTTGTTGTGCATATAGTATATGATACTGCCATCCTGTTGTGGCTCCTGCGTCATATACAGGCCGCTCGAAGAATTGAGTGTTTCAGCTAATCTCCGTATAGCCTCTTCTCTTGCGGACGTTTCTTTTCGGACCATCTGGCGTGCCGCAACTATAGCTTTTGTGCTATTCCCGTAAAAATCACTACTGCCTCTGATCGGATCATCAGCCTGTGTCTTAACTGTAGTCAGGCCGCCTACATTTCCGGAAACGTCTGTCAGAGGAGTAAGGTACTTATTCCCTAATCGGTCGTAAGTGTATACCATGTCGCCAAACTCGACGAGCGGGTTGTATACCAGATCGCCTTCAAGATTCCGGAATCGTGCCCCTACAATCTGCTCGCCGATAATATTTGCCACTGTCTGAAGCTGATCGGTATCAATCAGCTCGTTCTCAAGTTCAAGGACGTATCCTTCCTCTCCGTACATGCCGGAATAATCAGTATTAGCATCGTCGTTTGACTGCCCGTTCATTACCTTGATTCCAGTTATGACTATATCATCACTGGAAAGCGCAGGTGGGTTCGCATAGGCCATCAATCTCTGAACGTCACTGCCTGGGCCGGATGTGAGAGCCAGGAATCCCTCTGCGTTAATAGTCCATCCTGGCAGAGAAACAAAACCGTCGGTATCAATAGACGGGTTAGCATCGCCGAAATGAACAAAACCATCTGTATCCACAGTCGCGGCATTGTCAGATTCCATTTTCCCAAAATCCCATTTTACAAACTGGAGATTCCCGGAATAATCAATCCGGGCATTCGCAGACTCAACCATAGCCGCATATCCGAACAACTGGCGAAACGTCATACTGTCAGGAACGCTTCTTATTATAATATCGCCATGGTCCATGGTCAGATTCATACCTATGCCGACAGTCTTACAAGCATCTCTGACAAGGTTAATGAGCGACTGCGGCAGTTTTAATCCGCTGGTATATGTCTTATTCGCCTTATACATATCATCCAGCGCCGTAACATTGATGATATCTGAGTATTGCTCTGGCGTAGTGACCGTATAGACTCCCTTGTCAATAGTTTCAATGATGTCTTTCGTAGCTGCCTGTGTTGCGATGATAGGATCACCGGTACTGTCCAGAATCGGGTTATAACTTTCGTCCAGCAGCGTGCTTACAGACTCCGGTGCCGCATACGACGTCTGAAGCTTCAGATAAGCATGAATCTTAGCTCCGTAAAAGTTGTAGTTCTTCCACTGCTCCTGATCGTTATTAATACTCAGCGTCAGCGTTTTACAGACAGTAACGCCGACTGGAAAACTGCTGCTATCTGCACAGTCGGAAAATCCGTTGTCGCCGTTCATGATATCTTTATTAATGGTCTTTTTTGTTCCGTCAGGAAAGGTGATATCCACTACCATTCTGACTGGTTCACCAGCTTCAAGTTTTTCTCTAAATGCGTTGCTTACGTTAATCACAGTGGATTCACCCCCGTCATGTTAAATTCTAGCGATGATAGTATTTTTCTGTCATCTGATAATTCTCCGATAGCTATGTTTTGTGTCTGCCCTACGTAGAACGGAGCGTCTCTCCAAACTCCGTAATATGGCGAGAAATAATGAAGCGTAAATTTATAACCTTTTGCCACCATCTGCAAAATCTTGGTTGCCTCTGCCATCGGGAGATCGCTAGCCTTGTACGTATACTGTTCTACGGTAAACATCGGTGTAAAGTAACCTACACCGTATTGCGTCCTCTGGCTGGATTCCGTGTAAGTCGTGGCAAAGGAGAGCGCAAGGTCTTTATCCGGTTGCCAAATTACTGTTCCATTGATTTTGTATTTTTCCATAACGCCCTCCTTTCTATGCCATTTCAAACGGGTTTTTGCCGCTTGTATCTCGTCTCATCTGCGCTTCTTTCATCATCTCGTCAAACAGCGTCCTGCGGTTGATCTGAGCTGTAAATTGCCAGCTTCCACCGCCAGCCTGTCGTCCTGCTGTTTCTTCCCGGACGATCTTTCTGAGCAGAGCTTCCGGTGTCTCGATGTTGTTACCCTGCTTCTGGTCGCCTAAGACCGCAAGGAACTCGCTTCTTGGTGGAATGACTGCGCCTTTAGCCAAATACGGAACTGTCGGAACTCTTGGGAAAGTAGCTTTAAACCCGATAGTCTTTGAGCCGAATGGAGTCGGTACTTTCCATGGGCCGAAAGAGAATGCTGATTCAATCGCACTAACAACTCCGTTTACTTTGCTGATAGCGCCATTTACAACACTTATGATATTGTTCAGAACAGACCTGATAGCATCTCTCATTCCGTTAAATACATCGACTACAGTGTTTTTGGCGGATGTGAATTTATCAACAATAGCGTTCTTGATTCTTTCAGCAAAGCCACTAACAGTAGACCATATAGCATTCCATTTCTGATGCGCGCTGGCTTTTATGTTCCCCCAAATGGTCGTCATTTTGGTAGCTAGACCTCTGAGTTTATTCCCAATATCCTCAACAAAACGCCTTGTTTTATTAGAAATCCAATCCCATACCTTTCCAGCCATTTCTTTGATTTTGTCCCAGTTTTTGTACAGTAATACACCAATCGCAATACATGCGCCGACTGCAAGAACAAAGACTCCACCTGGTCCGATAGCTGTTGCAATGGCTTTGATACCGCCCATGATGCCGCCTGTACCAGTCATTAACGAGATAAGCCCCTTTGCGGCCATAGCGATTCCAGACACGTTTTTAATGATTATCGACGCCAATCCTGCAATCTTCGCCGCTGCGAACGCCCCGATCAGGGCCGCACCGAACGCTTCAACGATCGACTGATGATCGGCGAGAAACGTAGCTACTTTTGACACCAGATTAATCACTGTCGGAAGCCCTACCTCAATGACCCATTTTAGCATCGGGAGGACAATGTTGTTGTAAATCCATTCAAGTACATTTCCAATGGATTCCAGAATTGGTACAAATGCACTTGTCAAATTACTGATAGATTCCAACAATGGATAGAAATCCAAGTTCGCCGCCCATGTCGCCGTATCTGCGGCAATCCTCTCAATGAACTGCATAACTACCACAAGAGCATTTGCAATATTCTGGATAATCTGCGTTCCGACATTATTCTTGTTCCATGCGTCAGCAAAACCGGAAGCAATATTTCCAATAGTTTTAAGCACATTCTGAGCAATCCTCAGCATGGTTGTAAGCATTGTCGTACCTGTGCCATTTGTCCAGACTTCTACAAGGCTCCTGCCTACACTCTTAGCGAGCTTTGCGATTCCCGACAAGGCTATCTGCGCCGCACTAATGGTGTTCTTGCCCTCTTTTTTCCAAGCGTCCTGAAATGGTTTCCAGAGCTTTTTTAAGAGCTTCGCAAGCTTTTCAGCTGATTTGCTGATTTTATCCAGAGCGGTTTCACCCTCTGCTACTTTTCCATAATCAACGCTCCCGACAGCTCCGGCTAGACCACCAGGGCTTCCTCCTGATCCTGTTCCTGAGGACGGGACTTTACTTGCTGTTGACGATGTATTCTGAGTTGAATACCGATTAATCTCATCAAGTGGACTCAGATATCCGTTCGCAGCTTTAGCTGCGTCTTTTGTTGCATCGGCTACATCTTCTGTAGAATCCGCAAGCTTGCTGGCGTTGTCTGCCGCCTGTCCATAAGCGTCTGCCGTATCCTGCACGCCGCTTGCATCGCCTGTGAGACCTGCTCCACTTCCACTTGTCTGACCAGAGGATTTCTTACCGGTGATTAATTCCGTAAAGGATTTAAAAGCATTGGCTAACGTTGCCAGCTTACCGAGCAGAACATTAATTACTTTCAGAATAGGTGTAAAAATATTAATCAGTCCCTGTCCGACTGTTGCCTTGAGAGACTGTAACTGTAATTGCATAACTCTGACCTGGTTTGCCCAGCTGTCAGAAGTACGGATGAAGTCTCCAGATGCGGCAGATAGCTGCTTCTGCACAAAAGCCAGACGGAGAGCCACTTTTTCCTGTTCTGTCATTTCAGATGTGGTTTTTCCGTAGCCATTGGCAAGTGCATATTGATCAAGTGCCGACTGGCTCATTACCACGCCAAGATCTTTCAATGTTTCCGTTTCACCTGTAAACACCGATTTCAGCTTGATGTAAGCCAGGTCTTGCGAAATGTTATAAAATGATGCCACATCACCAGTCAGCTGTGTCAGAGCTGTTGACATGTCGTAAGCCTGTGCTTCAGAGAAACCGAACGACTTAGACATTGCTCCGAACGTACCGACATACCGTTTTGCCATGGTTTCTGACAGCCCGGCAGAGGTCATGGCATTCTTTGCAAATTCATTGACCTTGTCGGACATGGTGGTAAATGTAACATCGACCACATTCTGAACTTCTGTGAGGTCGGAACCAAGCTCCACACATTCTTTCCCAAACTGCGCTAATTTGCCGACAGCAAACGCCCCGCCAATCAGCAGACCGATTTTCTTTACAGCACCCCCAAGGCCGTTAAATGACTGTTTTATAGCTGATACGCCATTTCGGACACCGGTTGTATCCATTCTGGTATCAATAATGACTGAGCCATCAGCAGCCATACGTCCACCTCCTAACTATTTGAGGTTCAACATCTCATTCAACTTATCTTTATAAGCTTGCTCTTCTTCGCTGAGACGTGTTTTTATGTCAATTGTGTTTTTATTTTCTTGATAGAATTTCTTTTCCCATTTATCCAGGCGTTCGCCTTTTGCCTTTTTTGACCGGATCCCGACAACTGTATTAAATAGGCATTCCCCAGATTCCATAAAGTAGCCAAAAAACGTCCACCAGTGCATATACGGTACGGCTCTGATTTCTTTACCAGCAACCTTGTTTACCGCCGGCACGATCATATCTCCATCCTGTTCCCAGTCCATCAAACGAGGTTTTGGGTGATTTGGATTATCGTCCAATTGTCCGCAGTCGATGAACTCCGATGCTTTCTGGCAAGCTTCGTCCCAGCACTCAGACGGTATGCTTTGCCAGTCCTCAAACAGAATCTGCAACATAACAACTGCTTTCGCCTGCTCGTCCAGTTCTGGGTCATTCATGGCTATGAGAATATCAATAATCGCTCGAAAATCGGTTCTAATAGAAAAATCCACCCCACTGATGTTTAGTGAGGTGGGAAGCTCATAGGCGGTCATTTTGTATACTTCTCCGTATACTTATTAACTGCTGCCTGCATTTTCTTTTTTCTCTTTTCGATTTCCGGTGAAATTGCTTCTGCGATTTTATCCAGAACAATGTAAGCGAATACCTGACCATTTCCGAAAACAGTAGTTGCCGTGATCGGTTCCTTGAACAGGTCCTTTGATGCTTCGTATCCGAGCAGGTAGTTGATCTTGTCTTCAATCTGTTTATTGAGTTCCGCCATCTCTTTACCAGAAGTGACTTTCTGAATAGAATCTTTGAGCTGCTCAAAATATTCTGTCAGTTCCTCTGCACGTGCTGCTACATTAATGTCCGTCGGATTAAGTTTGAAAGAAGAAAAAACTTCATCTTCATTGTTGGTGAATGTAAAAATGAGAATTCCATCATCAATTTTTGTATTAATTACTTTTGCCATTTAGCATGTCCTCCTTGTATATGTGCTTATTCGCTGTCGGCTGTGAACGTACCGGAACTAATATCAAACTTTCCTTTTACACGTTCGCCAACATAGTTGACGGTAAACGGAATCTGATAGCCGGATGTGTCACCACCGTAGGAGGTCGGCACAACGTAGCAGTCCTGCTGATATGCTTCATACTTGCCTGCTGTAGCTTCTGTCCAAAGGTGAACCTCAACTGCTTTTGTCTTGAGGTTATCGTCTTTGAGACGTCCATCTACGATCTTCTGTAATGCCGTGAACAGATCAGAAGTAGTGTCTGCATAGAACGGATCAGCGTCAGAAGAAACTTCGTAGCCGTTATGTTTGAATGTGGATTCTCCAAGAATGTTTTTAGATGTTTCGGTATCTGGATTGAGTTCTACGTTATACTCTTCCAGATCTTTTCCAAGACGTTCATACTTCGGTGTCAGTCCTCCACAGAGAGAACCTGCATCGATATAATGAGCCATATATTTACGGTCAATCTTGCCTGTAACTGCCATAGAAATATCCTTTCTGCCTATAACTTTTAAAAGGCTGTGTAGGTTAGCGGCTATCTCTAATTGATAGCCGGTTGTTACTCGTTATATTACTTCATATGTGTTTTCATAGCGCACTGACAATGGCAATAACCAGTCCTGCACGCCACTCTCCTGTGGCTCTAAACCATATGAGTTATCGCGTGTGATACGTTTTATCACTCGCCCCTGAGAAAGCTCAGGAAACGCATTTAAACGTGTCTCAGAGCCATTTATGGTAACTGGTTCTCGGCATATCCATTTACCGAGATTGTCAAGGAACTTCTGAACAGATAGTTTCTGCCTTTCTTTGTCAGATGCTGTACGATATACCACGTAAAATGGGTACTGACAAATTTGGTGCATTATTCCGCAAACATCTTCTTTTTCTGAATAGACCAACGCTCCGTTATCTGCCGAGAACGCAATTCCCGATTCCTTGCCAAGTTCTTCAAATTTGATTGTTTCATTTTCGTATAGTCCTGGATACTGATTCAGAAGTGCTTTCATGGCATCTGTCAGGATTTCATATCCAGTTGCATCTTTTCCAATAGGCTTATCTGCCATGTCTGCCGCCTCCTGCCTGTGCTTTTACTTTGCGAATCCATGTGCTACCATATTGTCGTTTAGCGGCGTCGAACCACTTTGCCTGTGCCTGCGGGTGTGCCTGCTTGGTGTATTCAAGATTTTCCTTTGCAGCTGTCCGACCAGAGAACTGACTGACAAGGACTTTCTTTGCTCCACGTCTTGCATAGGGGCTTCCGGTCAACTCGTCAACCATTCCTTTTCCTTCATACAGAAAACGCCCATAAGGAGCCGCCGCTGCACACACAAGTCCAGTTCCTTGCAAGGATGTACTTTCAATTCTTGTTCGGTTGATAAAGTCCCCTGTAATCATCGGCATAAATGGAACCATACTGTCCATGACCATTCCGTCAAGGAGATATTGAGCTTCTTGGTACTGCCTGGAGAATCTGTCCATATTTAGCTTTATTTTCATATCTCCATCAACTACGGAGAACCCTTTAAAATGATGAATTTTACTCATATTACTTACCCAAAATCTCAAAATGCGGAATCAGTGTATACGGACCGCCTACACTGGTAATCTTAAACACGTTATCCTTATTCTCATTCATGTACTGGTAGAATCCATTTCGATAATCACTGTCAGATACCGTTCCACCATTCCACTCACCCTCCCAAAAAAATGACTCGTCCGAGAATGTGATAGTGTCTTCCAGAGCGTTGTTAATCTGCCTTTTCCACTCTTTAGGCGGCACCCATGGAAGAATCTTGCCGTCTCTATCGGTAATGGTTATGTCACCATTCTGGGCAGTGTATCGAACGTGTAACTGTGCGTTGTCAGTTGCGTCTGGCCCGTACTTTTTAAGGATTGCCCCTTTGTCCGTAATGAGGTCAACGCCGGATAAAACATGAGGATACCAGTACGCATCTCCTGTCGTGGCTGATTCGTAATAATTAAAAATCGTCACCGTTTTTTCGTACATGATACCCTCCTATCCTTCACATATTGCTTTTGAAAATCTGTCGTGGAATGCCTTGATTCTAACAATATTACCTTTGCATTCTTCCGGCACTTTCCCGTAAAAGACAATGCTTTCTGGGTGTAATCGTTCAATCATAGCATTATAGCCGGAAAGAAATAGTTCTTTCTTTTTCTTGCTATTCATGCAGCCAACTGAAGATACCGCCACTGTTCCACCCTCTGGTTCTCCATCAAAACACCAATCGTAAGAATCAAGTGTACTCCATGATATTGTTGGAATAACACGGCAACCATATTCTTGCAAATATGCACCTATCCAGTGCTTGCGGTAATGGTTGTATATCTGGATAGCTTTAGGGAAGTCGGTGTAGGTGCTGAAATCCGGTGTCAGAACGTACAGGAATTTGCTCAACTTGTCCACGTATCTGTCTGGATTTCTCCATAGTGCATCAAACTGATAATCGTCCAAAAAGAAATGAACAGCTTTCTCTTCTGGATTATTGCATTTTCCTCTGGCATAATTAAAACCGACAAATTCGCAATTGCCCTCGAATGTCTCAGGTTGTATCTGCGGTATACCATATTCACCAATGCCAGGAAAGATACGGCGGTTTAGATTTTCGTAAGCTATACTCGTCTCTCGGTTTGCCATAGATTACTTCTTTCCACTTCCAAAGAACCACGAATCAAAGTTTTTCATTCTGCGCTTTCTGGCTCTGTCATAAGTGGTGGTAGTACGGCTTGTATCGTGCAAAGCACTTGTATCGCCTTTTTCAGAAGCCTTTGAAAATTTGTGCATTTCATCTCTCATGGCCACGCTGGCATTAACTAATTTTCGATGTTCTATAGCAAGCCTTTGATTTTTAAATAACGCCTCTGCACTTTCAAGTTTTGCGATTTTCCTTTTACTCTCACTCAATCTGTCATTTATATAATTCATTGTCTTTACTGCTTCACTTTTTGTCTTAATTGACTTAAAGTAGCTAGTGTTTTCCGAATTAATGACCTTCTCAAGTTTACTGTCTTTTTTAACAGTTCCGCTTCCTCTGAGTGCGTCACTTTTCTTTGCAGAGTTGAAATATACTTTTGACATTAACTTAGAAACTGGCTTCTCGTTGTTTAATCCACTGCTTCCACCACGTCCACCCATAAAATCACTCTTTCATAATACTTTGCTTAATAACCTGATTCACGCCAGTGGCCGACAGTCCATTAAACATACCGACTGCAACTGCCGTGATATAATCCGTTGCCGGGAAGTCCGGGATAACTCCCATTCCGACTGCTCCGAGAATTCCACCAATAACCGCCATGATTACTGGAATCCATTCATCAGAGATTCTTTTTGATGCTTTGCAGCCCATTCCTACGATATAGCAAATCATAACGATTGCTATACATGAGCCTAATGTTGAAATGTCCATTATTTATCACCCCTTAACGCCTGAATAGCATTCATAAAATCAGCTGTATTTTTAGCCATTTTCTCAACATTTTCAGGCTTTTTAAGTTCTTCAATAGTTTCACGGAATGCCTGCTTTACTTCGGGATTTTCTCTGAATATCTTTTTCATATTTTCCCTTGAACATTCAAGGCAAATGTCGGTACTCCAATGTGGCTTAAGTTCTTTTCCGCACTGTCTGCATTTCATACTCACACCCCCGCATAAAGAATCGGTATTCCATCATCCGTCCTTACTCCCATCAGAAGCGGCAAAGCTGTCTTTAAGAGCAAGTCGTTCGTTTTCTGCACATCTCCGGCGGCAGCATACACCGCACTCCATTCCTTTGCACTTGCCCCAATTTGCTGTGGCGTTGCGTAAGAGATGGATTCACTGCCGGAAGACACAGATGTTACAATGCCTGTCGTGCTACCACCGGACCCGATTGCGGTTGACGTACCGCTCACAGCGGCATTGGTAGCATTCTTCTCAGCAAGTTCAATCTGATACATTAATTCAGTCAATGAACAGACCGCCTTTTTGATACGTTTTTGCGAACGTTCGTTTGTTGGCAGTCCGTCCACCAACCTGTCAAACGTCATTGTGTCCACAAAATCACTGGCTCTTTCTGCCAGTCGTGGAAATTCGGTTTCTGGCACGACATTGCCGAATGATTCTGTATAGAATTTATAATCTGCATAAGCCATGCCAGTTACCTCCTACATTTATGATTTTGCTGTTACAGTCGCACTTCCGGCATTCAGTGCTTTGTATGTTCCGTCACACTCAACTACTGTGATCTTCTGTTCAGTTGCCGCCTTAATGTCAGCTTTTCCGTCCCAAGAAGTCCAGTTTCTGAGGTTCTGGCCATATCCGACAGTTACTGCATCTGCTGCAACTTTGTATTTATATACGTTGTTGGCATTTTCCTTAGTCGGATTTACGGTAATTTTTGTATCACCGCTTGCTGTTCCAGCCACGGAATTTACTGTCAGAGTGCCAAGCGTTGGTGTCTCATCAATGGTGATTACTGCGATTGCGTCAATGTACTCCGCAAAAAGAGTAAGTCCCATAACCGCAAACGCCTCAGACACTGCTGTGTGATAGTTGCCCTGAGTATGGAATCCGATCAGGTTTGTCTCACCGGAAACGGTATACACAAGACCTGCTCTTGCGAAGTCAGATTCGTTCGGGTCAACATAGTAAAGTACGATGTTCTCGACAGGAGTAGCGATAACCTGTCCACGTGGGATCTCACTGTCAGATAACAGGAAGATTGTGTTGAATCCCATGAAATCTTTCATGTACTGGAAACCGAACTGATTCTGAATAGTAATCTCAGCTGCTCCAAGGTATTCATATACGTCCAGAATATTGACAAATCCAACAACGCCAGTCACATTCCTGTGCATCTGTTTGAATTTGTTTTCTACTCGACCCTTGGCCATCGCCAGAGCCATCTGGAATGTTGTTTCTGTGGAAGTAAGTGTACCGGTTTTCAGATAATCGTAAAATCTGCCGGTAACGTCAGTCTGAAGCTGGAAAAGGAATTCATCATCGGTCATCTGAACGGCGTTCTCATAACCGTGATCCTTGATTGCTTCGATAGATACAGCCTTTGCGTACTTCTCAATGGTCATTTCCGCATAGTTCTTTTCTTTTACAGTAAACTTGCTGTAAGGGATTTCCTCGCCCTCACCGACAAGTCCGCTCTGCAAAGTACCCTCTGCGTACTTGGACTTGAGTACAGCACCCGGCTGTTTTTTGATAGGTCTCATGATACCCAGAATATCACGTAAGTGCTGCCAGTTTCTTTCAAATCTGGTAACGAAGTCAATCTCGCGTGCTGTGACCTGAATATCATTCGTCATGATAAGATTAGCTTTTGCTGCCATATAAAAAATCCTTTCTACCCATAATTGTTAAGGTATTGGGTTAGCGGCTATACTCTGGTGTATAGTCGGTGTAAAAAATCACTGGAATAACTGGATGTTCTGAGCGATCGCCGCCTGTCTCTCAGACGGGTCTTTGATTGCTTCGATATCTTTCTTCGTCATGCTTCCCGGTGTCTGCTGATGTCCAACGTGAGTGGTAAATCTTGCCTGTTGCTGCTGAGCCTGCTGCTGAGATTCATCTACAAAAGCGGATGCGTCAGACTGCTTCATCTGTTCGATCAGATCGTTCAACCCAAGGATTTTGCCGTCTTTCAGCTTAAGACCTGCTTCTTTGATGTCTGCCATGACTGATTTCTTTGCCGCTTCGCTTGAAAATTTAACATCATCGAGTGCTGCTTTGAGTGCGTCTGAGAAATCACGGTCATAGATCTTTGCATTAAATTCTTTTTCTGCATCTGCCGCTTTCTGTTTCCAGGTCTCTAACTCACTTTTAACATTTGCCGGGTCAATACCGTCAAAGCCTTTTAAGGTTTCTTCTGCTGTCTCAGCACGTTCTTTCCAGCTGTCTCTCTCTCCTTCGACTTTTGACAGAGTTTTCGCTACTTCTTTAGCATTCTTATAATGCTCAGAGAGTGCTTTCTTCACATCTGCCTGCTTGTCTTCCGGGATTTCAATTCCAAATGATTTTAATGTGTCAATAAGTTTCTGCATAACATCCTCCTGGTCGTGTTTATTGACCTGCCGCCGCAGGTAAGTGGATTAAGCCAGTTAGACCACTGGCAGGGTAATCGGAATGGCAGGAATCGAACCTGCGGCACGTAGTTTATACATTGCTCTGCCACTGAGCTACATTCCATTAACCCGGATTCCCGGGTTAGCAAGGTGTTTAACGTGTCATGCCTGCCACGAGTTGTTTCGGGCATCCATCCGCCCATTTACCTTTTACAAGGAGGTGCACACTGTCTACATGATCGCATAGACAGCGATGGTACGCGTCGGAAATTGCATCCGCTTTTCAACCTCATGCTTCTTATGTGACAATCCGGTCACTGCATTTTCTATTAAGGACACGCACCCGTGAAAGGAGGAATCAATGAAAAAAAATGTCTATGTCAAGTGGCGGCAACCACTTACGAATCTTCCCTATGAATATATTTTACCACAAAGTATCCCAAAAGTTGTGGTACATGTTTTAACTAATTAGAGCATATCCCGGAGCTTTTCCACGTATCTTTTAACAAGATCACGTTCTTCCCTGCACTCTGCATCCTTGGACATATCGCTCATTTCTGTAGTAAGCTCGTCAAGGTGTTCTTCCAATGCGGCAAGCATCTTCCTCTTGCAGTCCTCAGATTTGCCGGAACGATAGCTCTGTTTCTGCGTCATATAGTCGTCATAAGCATCTCGTCCGTCAGAACGGCTGTAATGCCCTCTGACGTAATGTTCGCCCCGTCTGGCATAAGAGCTACCTCTGTCGTAATCCGGCATCATTCTGCCATCATTTGAGCTGTATCTCCCCATGCTGTCGCGTTTTCTTCCGCGTTCGCTGTAATCGTCATTGTATCCGCCGCCACGCATCTCATCAAGGACAGTGTTGTAGTACTCTACTTTCTTATCCCAGTACTGCGTATTCTTGATATCTTTGTACATGTCAATCAGCTTATATGTCATATCCAGATTTCCGGTGGTCAGTCCGTTATCAGCGATTTTGGACAGTTCATCTTCGATTCTTGCACATAAGTCTTTAATGTCTCTCATAATCACACCTCCTACGCTTCTCTGGTCACAACAATGTTTGCATTCGCAACAGAAACAGCCTGATCGCTCGTGTTCTCTACTGCGATATTAACGCAACATCCGCGAGGTACATCAATATAGATACCAGAGGACACATTGTTGTACTGGTCTACTGCTGCCGGTGTGGAAATCATTTGTGAAGATAATACCGGTTCGCCAGAGATTGCAATAGCCAGAGAAATAGCTCCGACAGTGCCGCCTGTTGGAATTGCGATATTACCAGAAAAATCCACGAAGAATCTTGCTTTACACTGGTTGGTCAGTCCTCTCAGGGTGATGATTCCGCTTCCCTCTCTGTGCTGAATACAGTTAGAACCTTTGACTGCTGTGTTTGAAAATACTACGTTTCCATTTGCTGCTACAGTCTGAGCAGCTACATTTGTAAATTCTGCCATAAAAATACTCCTTTCATATCACAAAAGGACAGGTCTCAGCCTGCCCCTCTGTGTAATACGGCGTAAGCCGACATCCGAAATCAATCGAAAGATACTCTCGATATGAAGTTATCAGCAATTGCATCCAGTGTTACATCCGCATCCGTAATATGTGTTCGGATTAGGAACCTGATATGCCGGGATCGGTGCTGGATTGATCGCATTAATAAGCTGCTGTGTCTGTGAAGCCATTGCAGTTGTGAGTAATGCACTCTGCCGATCCTGAGAAGCGGCACGTCTGAGGTCGTTATTTTCAGCCTGTAAGTTGGAAATCTTTTCATTGCAGAGATAGTCAAGAATCGCTCTTGTCCCTGCATTCTGGCTGTCGATAATGTCTCTTGTGTTGCTGTTCATGGTGTTCTGCAATGCACAGGTATTCTGTGCCATGTTGTAGTTTATGCCCTGGATTGCTTCTCTGGTTTCACAGCAGCAGTTTGCAAGCTGTGCCTGGAGTGCATTGGTATTCTGCATATTTGCTACAGTGTCAGCGTTAATAGCCTGCTGGATGCCGAAGCCGGTCTGCATGATGTTTGTGTTGATTCCGTTAAATCCGGTAAGCATACCATTATTCATGGCATAAAAGCCATCACAGAGGCCACTATTGATCCCGTCAAGTTTGCTGATTACTGCGGAGTTATCAAATCCTCTCTGAATGTCTGCCTGAGTAGCCGCCGTGGCTGCATATCCACCGCCGTTGCCGTTATTGCCCCAGCCATTGTTTCCCCATCCGAAGAAAGCAAAAATGAATAAAACAATAATCCACCAGCTGCCATCTCCACCAAACATGCCGTCATTATTTCTACCGTTTCCAGTAGCAGCGGCAATATCTGCTAAGCTATAATTTCCATCCATAATAAAAAGCTCCTTTTTAATATATTTACATTGATTTGGCCAAATCATAATGTACTTATTTAGAAAAATGTGTTATAATTTAATTGTACGGATAGGGTAGCTCCCGAAAGTCTCATGTCCTAGAGATTTCCGTACATTTATCAATAGGACACGCACACTGAAAGGACAGGTGTTATTTTTATGCAAGAAATTTGGAAAGATATACCCGATTATGAGGGAATATATCAAGTTAGTAACTTCGGGAATGTAAAAAGTATGAATTACAATCATACTGGAAAACCTAAAAATCTGACTATTAAAAGTCATCATTCTGGATATAGAATGGTTATGTTATGTAAAAACGGAAAACATAAAAATAAAACCATTCATATTCTTGTGGCAACTGCTTTTATTCAAAACCCTTTAAATAAACCTTGTGTTAATCATATTGATGGTAATAAAGCCAACAATTATGTAAAAAATTTGGAATGGGTATCGCGTAGCGAAAACACCAGGCACGCAATAAAAACAGGATTACGCGTCGATTCCAATATGACTGGTCGTAAAGGCATATTAAATCCCCTTAGTCGTCCAGTGTATCAATATACAAAATCAAATCAGCTTGTAAAAAAGTGGCCATCAATATCTGATGCAGCCAGATATTTGAATTGTCCACCAGCGTCAATTGTAAATAATGCAAAAAGACGAACCAAAAGTTTACATGGTTACGTTTGGAAGTATGAGGAAGATTAATTCTTCCTCTTTTTTTATTTCATTCCTTTCAACATGTGCTGGAATTGTCCTGCCATCTGCTGAACCTGATTAAGTTGCTGCTGGGAAATCTTCCCAGACTGTAACATCTTCTGAACTTCTGCTTTCGGGTCTCCCTTAAAATTCTGTTTAAACTGCATAAACTGCTGTATCATCTGCATTGGTCCGTTTCCCTGTGGCATTCCACCACCAAGTGCATTAAACAATGGATTACTCATCTGCATTTCCTCCCTTGGCTGCTGATTCCTGTACGGTATTAGCTCTAACAGGTTCAGAAAAAGAATTCAATCGGTTTATGATAGCTTCGTATTTGCCCTTTAAATCGTCGTATTCCTGTCTTGTGACGTATTTATTGTCCATGTTCTGAACAGGCTGTTTAGGTGGCATCTGAGTGCCTACCTCGTGGTATTCAAACGTCCGTAATGGCTGTGGCATACCGGAAACGTCTGTGGATTTTATAAAGAATTTTTCACTTTCACTATCCATCAGTAAAACACTTGTTCCGGGTGCTACCAGATAGGATTTCGCGCCGACTTCGCCAGATACCCACAGGATACCATTGTTATTCTGCTGTGGTTGCTGTACTGGTTGAGCCGGCATCTGGACAGGCTGTTGCTGGAACTGGTTCATCTGCCCAGGGACACCAAAACTATATTGATAAGGATTGTTATATAATGCCATCTTATACACCGCCTTTCTGATTATATTTTTGCACAGAAGTATTAAACTAAGAAGTTCAAAAAAGTATCAAAAAAGTATTGACATGTCACCCGTTGAGTGGTATTATAATATCAGAAAGAGGAAATGAAAACATTCAGGAGGTAAGCATTATGAAGTACGATAAAAGAAACGTCATGAGAAACGCATGGAATATTAAGAGAACAGCTAACGTGACAATGAGCGTTGCATTGAAAGCTGCATGGCACATTGAAAAAGCCATGATGGAAGCTGAAGAAATTGGAAAAAATTCTGGATGGAATTACAAAGTATTCGCAAACGATTGGATTAAATACGGAAAGAACCGTACATATATCGAAACAAGGATTTATACAAACGCTTGGAACTGCAAGAAAGAAATCAAACTTGGATATGTAGATAACCTTAGTGGAGAGTATGTCGCAGCATAAAAAATAAGGAGGAAAGAAAAATGGCTACAGAGTTAACGCATTATGGCGCAAAAGTAATTCATCAATTTGTCGAACTTGATGGACAATTCGAAAAAGCATTGCAGAAAAAAGGAATTGAATATACTTACCTTCCTGTAAGTCCTGGCGGTGAATTACGAAATAATGTCATCAAATATAACATTGACGGGGCAAAAAAATATGCCGTATTAATTGATGATCATTGCTGTATCACGGAAGATGTTCCGGAAGACGGTGATTGGTATGGGCTTTTTGAAGATATTAGAGATCAAATTAATGGGCATGAACCACGGAAAGCAGAATCAAAAGCTCATCAGGTGCTTGTAAGAGCAGAGGAATATGCAAGAGAAGAAAAGCAAAAAGAAGAAGAAAATCCTTTACTTGCGCTTCTGGCTGCAGATAAAGTTACAACGCATGATATTATGCGTAATTGCAGATTGCTTGGATATAATTCCAATACGTTTGCATTGATGTCGCACGATGATATAGATCCGGAATTTTGGAATAAATTAATGGAGGAATTCAGCAAATGCAAATATTAAAAATATATTGTAATTATGGTTGCTTATCAGCAGAAAAAAGAAACGTTTACACATACGGAGCACCAGGAACCACAGCTACTTGCTGGGATGAAATGGAAGTAGAAGTCCCAGAAGGCTGGGAACTCTACGAGAATCGAATAGGGAAAACCATGGTGACCTCTCCATGGGGTGAAGGCTATGAAATAAATGAAGTTCTTCAAGGTAATGAAAAGCCTTGTTTTTATGCGCTTGACCATGGTGGAAAAGGCCACAGATATTTTTTAAAAGAAATGGAGGAATAAAATATGAACATCAAAGAAATCCGTTTTATTTCCGGATTAAGCCAACAAGCTTTTTCTGATAAGTACAAAATTCCCAAAAGGACAATTGAAAACTGGGAGGGTGGTAAACGTAATCCTCCAGAATATGTGATAAAACTACTTGAAAGGATTGTAAAAGAAGATTTTTGTTAAAAAAATGGGAGAGGGTAGAAAATCCTCTCCTTACTTTTTAGCATACTTTAATTATTTTATTGTTCACCCTCCGGCTTAACCGCTTTGCTGTTGATATGCTCACGTTCATCTGTTCAGCACAGTATTCGAGCGTATATTCCTTGCATCTCAGCCGGAACAGTCTTTCTTCGTCCGGTGTGAAATTACACTCTATCAAGAATCTGTCTATATCTTTCTTTGTGAACACATATAATTTCATGAGCATACCCCTTATTAATGCTAACGTTGATTCTGCGCAAGATAATTTGTAAGCTTCTGTTTTGTTTTTTTTAATTCCTCAACATTATTTCCACTGATCTGACTATCCAGCATGGTTGATAGCACTTCCAGAATCAATGAATCACGTTCCGCAATCCTCTGAAGACTCTCGTAATCTCGTTTATCATGTTCTTCTAGTGTCTCAACTCGTTTGTTGAGTCGAAATGCCGGAGTAATCCACTTAAAAATTACGGCTGCCGCCCCTCCAACAATGGACACCCCTCCGCAGATAGAGAGGAAAATCTGTACAAATTCCTGTATGCTCATTTAGCTACTCCTTTTCCCAGTAATATACCGGGACTTCGTTTCCACTATCCCATGTATCGTAATATTTGCCCTCTTGCACTGTCACCACATGACCATCTATGCAGAGGATATATGTGCCTGTTGGATGATCTGCACAAAAGTCGTTGACTGTATAGATATATCGTTCTGATTGTTCAATCAGTTTGCGTCTGTATCCATGCTTATAAAGATACGCTCCCCAGACGTAATTTGCGCTCGGCATATCTGACAGAGCGCACGCCTGTATCATTAATCCGGCGAATACCGTTTCCCAGTCAAAACCGGTTGCCTTGCATATTGCCCGGACAACGCAATCTCCGGTTCTCTTACCCTTAACAGGATTCGGATTGAAATACTCCCATCTATCCATCAGTCAATCCCCTTTGCTGTTTTATATCTCCTTGCCGCTCCTCTGGCTTTGGCGGCGTTCTGGCGGTTCCACTTCGCTATCATAAGCCGGTCTTGCAGCTCTCTCAGGTCGTTCTGCTTGCAGTAATCTTTGTATGCAGCATTTTGTTTCTGCAAAAGATAAGACTTCCGGTCAAGGTCTTGTTGGAGTGCAAATCTTGTCTGTTCGTCCTTACAGTTATCAACCGCCGCTTGCATTCCAAGGACTTCTCTCTTTGTCTTGCGGATTCTTCGCTCATAAGTACGTTGTCGTTGTTCCTTTTCGTACTGCTTACCTTTGTCGGCTTTATCCTGCGCTGATAATTCTGCATAAGGATTAAATTCTCCGTCACTGGCTCCGAAGCTATGCCGACAGTTGACGCCTGACAGTCCGCTTGCCGTTCCATATCCGGTCAATGAGAAAGGCGGAAATTTCTTGCTCTTGCCCGAACGAGAATATATCTTACCTTGCCACCATGAGTGATTGCCCGGATTATGGCCGCCGTCACCCGTTCTGGCTCCTATGTGAGCACTGACTAGAACTAAATCCCAGTCCATTTCTTCCATGCGTTTTAGGGATATATCTCCCGTAGCCTGTGCCACACCAGTTCTGACAGAACGCGCAACTGCGGTTTCAATCGTGTCTTTTCTGCCAGATGGATATGTGACGGTGACACCATCTGATACAACATTATTAACTGCCTCTTTGATGGCTTGCGTATACCCAACCGCTCCAGTCATTACATGATTATATGCAAGGTCGCATTGTTCGATATAGAGCCTCTGAGCGGCACTTGCGGTGGTTCGTGTGAAATTCTTCCACTCACCCATAGTCGCAAGCATATTCCGTTCCATGAGCCTTATCATAGCTGGAGACTGCTCAAGCGGTACAGGACTTAACCCTGCTGCCTTATATACCTTATCATCGTAATTCATTGCAGTGATTCCGGCATCCTCAAACGCTTCAAGAAGTTCCTGTTGTTCACGTTTGGTATATTTGGATAGTTCTGCTAGAATGTCCTCTAGCAGTTCGCCAGATTCCTGTAACGTTCTAATTCTCCACGCATCAGCATTGGTCAGAATATAATCCTCGCCTCTGCCGATTCTTGCCATCATCCGCGACACGATCTCAGAGATGATATATTGGTGCAATTCTTCTGCAATTTGCTCACTGCCCTCTGTTATCCGGCGTAAATATTCAGGACTAAGTATAGCATATCACCTCTTTCGTCAAAAGTCGTGGTACATGTTTTGAATTTTACTGGTTAACCAAAGCGCCCTTTAGTTCAGTAATTTTGTCAGTTATCTTTTCAGATAGCTGAGATTTTACCAAGCAATTCCGTTTTTTCTGTTTCACTTGCCACAATACTCGGCATTTCATCAATCAGTTTCAAAACCGTTCTATATAATGCCATCGGATTGTCATGCGCATCTTCAAGTTTGACATTATTAATTACATTGCAAAGCAATTCCTTGCTTACCAATATCATATTTTATCTCCTTTAAGATAGTTGAGATTTTAGTTGTAGTGCATATCAGTATTGATAAACTCAACCTCTAAAAACTCTGTAGGATTTTTTCTCATAATCCAATCTGCGTATGTTGCAATGTTCAACGCACAAAGATAATAACCTACGGCATTGAAATGTGCATATCTCTTATTAATGCTCAAAAGATTTGCTCCGTAGTAGTCATACATTTCTTTTCCATATCTGTATAAATCCATCAGATACACGTTATTAAACATTGTAGCAATCGTTCTGACGGCATCGTTATATCCGTTATTCTCTGGACTTGATGCCTTGTCGAGTGGGTCTGTCATTACAAAGATTTTAGCCTTTGGATAACGTACTTGTATCTTCTGAATTATTTTTCCGTAGTTGCCGTAGTAGGTATCTGCGTTCTGTGCAGGGTCTGAAAGATTAATATCTCCCCTTGTGCAAACTGGAATACTCTGATTGTTGTCATTCTGTCCAAGACCGATAAAATAACAATCGCAAGCATGATTTCCATCAAAAGCAAGGTTTCCACCAAGGTCACCGGTCAACCAATCCCTTGTACTCCATCCACCTCTCGAGAAATTGTAGTAGGTATTACCTGTCATTCTCGCAAGGTACTGCCCCCAAGAAAATTCATATAAATCTGCTCCCTGTTCTATTCCTTGAGCATTTTTGAACACGCAACAACCACTTGAAAGGCTATCACCGATACAACCAACTTTTCTAAATACGTGTAAAAGCCCTGCATCTTTTCTGATGACGGATAACGGATTTTCGTTTGGTACTTCGTTCAAATTATCATCAATCTTTTTGACCATCTCAAAAAGTGTGCCTTTTTCCTCATACATTTCAAACTCGATTGAAGGATAACGAGTTGAGTATGAAATCTGAATGTACTTCGCATTTGTAGGAATGGTAATATCGAATTCCCAAGGCTCTTCGACAGCAGATGTATTTCCACTTTTTCCGCTTAACAAACATTTCCAAGATGCATCGCTTACAACATATGCCATATCACCGAACGCACACGTTTTTACATGTATCGTCTTATCAATCAAAGGTGTAGCATCTGCGATATATGCGATTTTACTGCCTATATAATCAATTCTTTGGCTGTATTCGCTGACAAACTTGCCGTCAATCCAAGTATGCTCGATAGCATATAAGGCTTTTTTATCGCCAATATCTTCCTTTAGCGAGCCAGTTTCTAGCTTTACTTCTTTAAATTTGTCCCCTACTACTTTAGCATCCGCAAATGCACCCTCAATATCAAGTGTTTTGTTCGCTACGGGCGTTTCGAGAACATTTCTATAAGGCAACTGCCGCTTCTTTCCATCTGCTGTGATTATTCCCTTGAATGTATCGGCCATCTTCTTACTCCTCTCCGAATAGTGTTGGTTCGTCTGGCTGAGCTTCTTTGACCATCGCTTTCGCTTCTTCCTCAGTCATTCCCTCAAATTTTACAAAATACAACCATGCCGGAACCCTGTTAGTAGTCACATACTGCCACCATCTTGCACGATCGTTTTCTCTGACATAGAGAATGTCTCCGAAATCATAATTGACTTCGTATGCTCCGACAGGTGCAAGCCCGTACAGGTCAGCGTAGACGTTCAGTGCATAGATTACTTCATCCAGGCAGGATTCCAGTTTGTCACGCACGTCTTTAATGAACTGTACTGTCCTCTGTTGTTCTGCTTCTACTCCTGTAGCCGTCTGAATGCCGCTAGATTCATTAAAAACGAAATACCCGTTGGAGAATCCAATCTTGTATCCTAACTGGCTTAAAATGGCATTTATGCCGCTTATACGAGTGTCTGTGTTGAGTTGAGGATTAATTTCTTGATAGAATTCTTTTTCGTCCTGTCCGAATACATTTTTAACAAAGCGTGGTAAGCTCATCTCGTTCCGTCTGTTCTCCATACCCTGTGGCGACATAGCTGATACAGGCGTGCCGCTTGGCATCAGTAGTCTATCGTCTGCCAGGACAATCTTCTGAGAATCAAAAATCTCTCCGGCATTTCTGCTGTATGCAATGTCGAGGTCTTTTAATTCTTCGATAGCTTCGGCAAATATCGGAAGTCCAAGTGGTGTACTGATATCCACATTGTTCGCCTGTGGCGTCCGTAATACTCCATACAAAGCTCCGTCCAGTTTCTCCCCGTTTGCTTTTAGAATCGGTGGCGTATCTGCCATGAGGTCAGCCCACTTGGTCTGTTTAAGGTCAATCTTATCTCCGATACTCTGAGGGGATTTTGACACATAGGCTCTGTTGGAGACATAGTACGGATAGGTTGTCACGCCGTCCACGGTAGTCTCAACAAACCTATGATATTCAAGCCTTGTATAGTATTTCCGCCCAACGGTATAAGAATCCTTAAAAATAATCCCTTTAATCTCCTGATTGTCATAATCTACAATCATCACATCTGCCGGAGTAAATACGTCAAGGCTCTCCCCGTTTGGCTTAATAAAAACTGTTCCGTAAGCGCAGCCGTATTCTACCCAGTGCCGAATCTGGAAATATACCTTGTCAATCTGCTCCTGTAGCCATGTAGCCCTTGCGGAGCCGTCAATCTGAATGCCGATCGCCAGTGTTGCGAGTCTGGCAGTCTCTGAGCAGACAGATTTCGCAAAGTTAATCGTCTTGATATTATTCTTATCATCTAGCCATTCTGGTACGCCCCTGTATATGTTCGCACACCGGTTAATCAGCGATTCCATCTCCGGAAATTCTGCTGCCTGGATTTTAAAGTCCTCTTCGGCTTGTTTTTTGAAAATCATGTTAAACCACCTTTTTAGTGTTGTTATAAGTCCCATTATGCACTGTAACCTCTCCTGTTAAATAACGGCTCATAAGCATACCTAAGTGCCGAGATTGCGTGATCGTTTCCATCAGGATAACCGCTTATTACATTTCCCTCTTTGTCCCGATCATACTCATACTCTGTAATTTCTTTGTATGCATTCGGTGTCCGCTTCGGGTCAATGACTATAGTCTTTGTTTGCAAGAATTTAAAACCATACTCGATACTTCCTGGTCCTTTGATTGCTCCTCTGGCAGGAAGTCCGGCATCCCGGAAGTCATTCACGGACTTAGGTTCCGCAGAATCACATATCATCGTGTAATCGTCATAGCCTTTTTTCTTAATCCAATCAGCAGTCTTGGAGTTACTCCATTTATTTACATACAATTCGTCAATAAGATATATTTTCTCTCTGGCAGAATCATAATAAGTTCGGAGATAGCAGAAGGCATCCGGGTACCATCCATAATCTACACCAGCGAAAATGCGATCCATGTGGCTGATCTCTTCGTCTGTGATATCTCTAATCTCCAGATATTCAAATACATTTCCGCCGTCACCATTCGGAACACCCAGGTATTCATGCTCATAGGCTTCTGGATTGATTTCTTTCAGATGTGCTGCATCGTCAATAAACTTCTGTCCGAGCCACTCCGCCGGGGCTTCCAGATAACTCGAATGATGAATAACTCTTTTCGGGTTAGGCGTGAGCTTAATCCTGTTTACCCAGTTTGATTTTGACTTTGGTGGGTTGTATGATGAAAAATCATAGGACTCATCACCACCACGAAGCACCGACTGATTAACAGAACGTTCCTGAGCATCTCCCTTCATTTGATCTTTTTCTTCTTTCCAGAGGATTCCGATATATCCAAACTCCGGCTTAATAGATTTCAGCTTGGTTTCATCGTCCAGACCACGGAAGTATATTGTCTGTCCTGTTTTAATATACTTGATCTCAAGTGGTGACACCTTGCATTCAAATTCTTCCATCAATCCCAGTTCGTTGATGGCCCATTTCAAGTTAGCATATACAGAATCTTTCAGAGTACCGGCCACCTGTCTTGTAATGCAGGCGTGCATCTGAGGATTATTCTTGATAAGCTCAATAATCTTAAAAGCTACGAATGAAGATTTCAGACCGCCTCGACCGCCCTCGAATACATATTCAATGTTGGGCTTAATCTGTCGGTTAATATCCACGAATGCCTTGCCAAGTACTCTGGCAGGAAGTTCATATTTTTCATCATCATCTTTTGAAACTGCTGTTAGCTGCTCCCATTTTTCGATAGCCTGTATATTTCCATCTGCCGCTTTTTTATACAGAGAAGTTGCTACGACCGCCATGTTATTCGCGTCTTCGTCAGCAATCCCCATTTTTGCAAGTTTCTTTTTTGCAGTACTTGATGCAGGACTTTCGGCTATAATTTTTACATAATCAGAAAGGGCTTTTTTTTGTCGCCTAGAATATCCAGATGCAATACCGCCTTTTTGTCCGTTTCTCACGGCTTCCTCACGGCTTTGATTGCTTGTAAATGGTTTTAAATTTTCCTCGTTTGCCATCCTATCAACATCCAATCATATCCTTTCTGAATTAAGCTATAAAATCCCATAGTAATACTTCTGAGTATATTCTATCACGGGTCAGCAGAAAAGTTGTGGTACATGTTTGAGGAATTTTGTGCTAAAAAAAGAGCCGGTAAATACCGACTCTCTAATTTTATTCATTGCTTTGTAATTTTCTTATTGTCTCGTCCTGATCTCCCGGGCATCCCATGAAGCATTCCAGGCAATGCTCGTAAAATGCACATCTGATGCAATCATGTGGACTGATTGAGTTGCAATATTGATGTAGTACTGCAAATGCTGATATGGCGAGCTGAGGTGTTATTTCTGGTGGTTTAAACATCATGTTTTTGCTTGCTCTGGTCACTTCCACATTATCATCTTTGAACTTTATAGTATCCCCATTGCATTTTATCGTAACTTCGTTCTTTTCTCTGTCAATTTCAAGTGTAGGTTTGTTATCTGTCATCTACTTCACCTCTTCCATCCAATCCTGAAATTCTTTCATACAACCAGGGCACAAATCTATAGCACCATGCGAATAATATTTTCTCTGGGCATCTAAATTTAATACCATGATCCCATTAGGATTTTTTCTATCGTTTTTAGAACTGTACTGCTCATACAGCTTTCCACATCTATCACATTTCTTTGCACATGCCATTAATCCATTCCTCCTGTAATAATTCTGGGTTGTCAACTACTTCCATTTCGCACCTGTCGATATAATATTCTGTCAGGGGCATTGACCAACAGAATGGTTCACACTTACTGATTGCATCTGTTGGGACAACTTCGTAATGCCATCCGATAACTTTATCTACTATGGATCCGGTTTCAATATCTCTTACACCAAATTCTCCAAATACCGCTTTTACAAGGTCTTCTGGGGTTCCATGACACATCAAAATGTCATTTTCCCAAATTTTCTTCCCGTTCTTGTCGCGAAGTCCTGTGAACTGGCAGAGTGTTTCTGGATCAATTTCGAACCATCTAAGTGCAATAACACAATAATGTTCTACTATATCCATACAAATAAAAGATTTACCATCAGATGTCACATAACATCCCTCAACCCATTCACCATTATCAATCCGCTTTGCCTTGAAAAGAATTTCTCTCATTCAACTCCACCGCCTTTCACGATATCAACTGCTTCATTCAGACATTGAGCTGTATACCAATCGTCACCCGATTCTGAAACTTTATTTTCGATTAACATTTCCAACCGTTGAACAACTTCATCTACATCAAAAACTGTTGGTTGTCTATTAATACAGTCAATAAACTCTTTTTGGTCGGAACTAATACTATTTCCAATTTCCCAGATTTTAATATATTCAATTAAA